CACTTTTTCTATACAATCTGACTGAAGGAAAGACTTTAACAACCCCCCTATTTGTTATTATTATTTTTGCATTTTTGGCCAGTGTGGCCTTTTTATATTATTAAAACACAAACATAAAAATTTATATCGTCTCGTTTACTGATTTAACGTTAAAATCTTATTGTCGACGTATAACCCAACGTCTAGTTTAAAAGGGAACAAAATAAAGAAAAATTCAGACTTTCTAAATCAACTCTGGTGTAATGGATTACTCCGGAGCAATACTTAACATGTTACTTTACCGATAAAGTAGTAAGCCTCATAAGCTTACATTCGATGAAATAACACTTTTTCACTGCATTCGCGCAGCGTTAGAAGTATCATGTTAACTTTGCTCCACCAGACGAAGATCTAAGAAATATTGGGATAGGATAATGTCCAATCCCGGCTCACTTCCCATGTGATATAGGTTGCCGCCCGAATAATACGCATTCAAATCATCCAGTACAACAATTATCAATCAACAACACACACATACTACTCAAGATGATTCTCGTAGCTCCTTTCTTCATAGCAAAGAGAGCTTTCGACGCCGTTACACAACGTAGCGAGCGTCACCACCCCCAAAACGATGCTTCAGCTTTCTTTTCCAAGAATGATGAAGTTATGTTGTACATTGAAGCTTCTCTCACGCTTCTGTACAACTATCGTAATGCGAAAACGAGCACAGCACTTGCTGTTGCCTCCTGTACGTTTTTTAGCGTAGTTACAGGTAAATCTGCCACAGGATCAATCCTCAGAATGATTGATCAATTTTCGTTGGACCTTTCACGGTTCTTACCCTTTTTCCAGTCCGGACCAAATGATTGGATTGAGACTTGTGAAGATCTTTACAAAAACGTTCATCGCGTTTCAAGATCTCTTCTCGGAAACAAGATCATTAAGGTTTTCAACCATTTGATCGCTCACACTTTCTATGCCAAGATGGGCATTGAAATTGACTCCGAGCTTTTCTCGAAGATCGAAGAGAAAAAGATCCGACCCACGGTCTGGAACTGCATGAGTTTCGCTGATGCGATTGTGGGGCTTTTGCTCTTCATCGCACGCGCCGGCAGGCAAGCCCTTCTCACTGGTTCTATCGACGCTTTCTTTGTCGATTCCAGTGTCGTCACCAAGTGGCTAGACAAAGCTGCTGCCCTGCGAAAGGAATCGGAGTTTATTGGAAATCTTAAGGCTGTTGGTAACAGCATTCCAAACTTCCTCAAGGACCTTGTTTCAGCCATTGATGATGGTAAGAAGTTGCTAAAGGTTTTCACAAAGCCTGACGAGCACAAGATCATCTACTCTGTCCTTCTGGAACTTGAGATGGTCGAGAAGAGACACACTGTTTCTCTTCTCGCATCTTCGTTCCGTTGGTGCCCAATTGGTATCTTCATCTATGGTGACACGAGTGTTGCTAAGTCCTTTATTAGTGCAGGATTATTCAACCACTATTGCACGGTTCGCGGCGTTAAAGATGGCGTTATGTGGACTAACAATGAAAAAGATGATTTCGAGTCGGGATACCGTTCCCATATGCTCGGTGCCATGTTTGACGACATGTGCAAGTTTCGCTCTTCCAAAGTCCAAGGCATTGATAAGATGATTGAAACCATTATCTCAGCTATCAATAACACTTCTTGGGTTACCAATCAAGCAGATCTCAATGATAAAGGTAAAGTTCCTTTTCTTGCTGAATGGGTTGGTGTCACTTCCAATGTCGCTGACCTTCTTGCCGATCAGTATTTCAACTGTTCGGCAGCATTTCTTCGTCGTTTCACTGTCAGAATAACTCCCATTGTGAAAGAGGAGTATCGTGTTCCGGGTGAAACCAAGATTGATTCATCCAAGATTCCTGCAAATGAACAGTACCCTGATTGCTGGACGTTTCAAGTGCACGTTCCCAAGGTTGAAGAAATGAAGGGACGTTTCGTACATCTCACGACATGCCAGAACTACAGTGAGCTTCTCATTTTGATGACCGGAATATATGAGAAACACATCGCTGTACAAACCAAACTCCTTGAAACTGTCGGGAAAATGGGTCCTGAAGAACTTTGTGCTTGTCTTCTTCCGAAAAGCTTGTGTCGTTGTAAAAATTCCATTGAAGACAAGATTGTCGAGAAAGAGTTCGCGTCTGAAGTTTACGCGCATGAGGAACTTAATGGGGGAGAATTGAATCCCTTCAGCAGGACAGTCGCGCAGGCTGGAACAGTGCACAGTCCCTCTGATCGCACCATCGAAAGGGTAAAAGCAGTTCTCAAATTGCGGAGTGAAATGTTTGTTGCGTACTCGTCACTCATTGGCGCTGATCTCATCTTCTTCCGACAGATCTGGACTGAACACCTGATTAAAGTCACTGATGTCAACCATGTTGATGATCGAGACATCCAGGATATTGTGTTTGAAATACGCAATTTTGTTCTCAAAAGTATGCTTGATTTTGCTGTCCTTGACCCTTCACAAAAACTCGACCTCATCACTGATGATGCCCTGAATGAAGAGATTGGTGATGTTTATCTCTCTTTCGCTCCGCGCAAGGGAGAGAAGTGTTTTTATGTTAAAGAACATTTGGCACGCATGAAGGAGAGTGTTATCAATTTCATTGGTAAAGCACTCACGGATTCTGAGATGGCACTCCTCGATGCCTATCTTTATGAGAAAGTCCCCCGCTACATTGCTGATGGTTGGCCATTGTCCGACATCATTCGCGGTGGTATTGACTACGTGAAGTTTTACGGCAAGGTCGTAGAAGATCCCGAACGTCTGCATGTTAGGGAATTCCTCTTGACTGACCGTGGAGAGACCAGTTACATCGAGAAAATTGGTAGCTGGTGCTTTCAGAAGTACTTCGAGCACAAATTCGTCTATAACGCGTTCAATTACTTGTCGAGTTTCACACTCGTTCGCAATCTTGCCCTTAAACTCGTACCCAGAAAACGTACCATGGGCATCAGGAACATTGCTTCTGATGCTGGTGCGCAGTATGATTTACGATTAAAAGGGGACAACAAGACTGTGAAAATTATTATCATGGTATGTGGCGCAGCCACTATCATCGGTGTGATTATCGCAATGTTCTCGCGATTTGGAATGAAAGAAAAAGAGGAGGTAGAACACTCCGATGTTCAACCTCAGATGGATCTCAACAGCGTTGGTAAGAAACCTGCTGTTCGTGGAGATGAGAGAAACAATGTCTGGCGCGTTCCAGAGCGCACGATAACTCGATTCGACGTCGATCCTCGACGTCCCCAAGACATTGAGCAATGTTACAATGCAGTCAAACGCAACTTGTGCTACGCTGAATGTCGCATGACCATTGACGGCAAACCCCACAAGAGTGTCACTCGGGTTTTGTTCGCTCATTCTCAGAGAATCATTGCCAACAACCATGCGATTGTTGCTGGTTCCAAAATGACGGTTTGGTTTGGGAAGAAAACTGAAAAAGGTATTCAACCCTCTGTCGAATTTGACATCCAAGAGAGCATGTTGACTCGTCATCCTTCACGCGATCTCGTTTTCATCGAAACATGGAGTTTTCCTTGTCTCTTCAAAAGAATCAACCATCTCTTTCCAAAACGCACATTTCAATGTGTTGGTCCTGCTTTCTATTTCATGAAGCAACAGAATGGTACTGTTGAGATTAGGGATTGCCATGGTTTGACGAAGAGGCCTCTCGGAGGGTTCGTCAGCGCTGAGTCTGCAGATTTCGACGCTTGGACCGTTCATCCATCGCAACCTACAGAGCACGGTGACTGTGGAAGTGTTCTTGCTGTTCAATCCCCAATTGGAGCAGTTTTGCTTGGCTTACATTGCGCATACAGCGATGAACGCAACATTGCCTGGACTACGCCACTTTTCTATGAAGATTTTGATGATCTTCCAATGGTACAAATAGGGGTCCTCTCTCCTGCTGTACCGCTTGCTCAAGTTAAAGTCATCGAAGGAGAATATCATTTGGAAGATAACGACAAACTCTTCACCGACTTCCATGAAGATGGGAAAATGATTGTTCATGGTCAGTTGGTTGGATTCCGTCCCAGGATGAAAGCCACAGGTACCAAAACGAGTGTCGCTCCTTTCATGATTGCAAACGGTGGGGATCTCTCCCCCCCAATTACCGATCGACTCTTCAGACCACTCATGGGTGCGTGGGAACAACCCCAAAACGTGCTCAAGAATTATCTCCATCCTACTCATTCCATGAGGGAGGATATATGGAAAGTTTGTGTCAGAGCCTATTGTAGGCATCTCGAGAGGAATCTCACACAGGAGGATTTGGCTGACATCCATCCCGTGCCTCTCAATGTTGCTGTCAACGGTTTCCCCGGAGTCCCCAATGTTGATGCACAGAAATTCACCACTTCTGCAGGTCACGGACATACTGGAGCAAAGTTGCAATTCCTCTCTGAGCAACAAGCATTCGAAGAATGGTCACATTTTCGTGAGTACGATGATGTGATTGTGAAGGATGTGGACATTATGCGTGAAAACGCTGCCAAAGGGATTCGTCCGCACGCTGTGTACAATAGCAACTTGAAGGATGAGATGCTTGCAATGCGTAAGATTGTCGCTGGTAAAACCCGCACTTTTTACGTATGTCCAGTAGCATTTCTGTGCAACATGCGCATGTCCACCCTTGGCATGTGTCGCGTCATGGTCCGTAGACGTGACATATTTGGGACGGCCATTGGACTCAACTGTCATTCCGAAGAATGGAACGACTGCTTTAAACGCGCAGAGAGGATCGAGGGCAACAATTGCGTTGCTGGAGATTTCGAAGCGTACGAGTCCATTTTGAGTATTCTCATCTCAAATGGGACGAACCATGTTTTCAAACGCATTGCGGCACTGTCCAAGAATTATGATGCTTCTGAAACTCTGGTGCTTGATACTTTGCTGGCGGACACAGTCAACCCCACCATCAATTTCTTCGGTACACTCATCACTCTTCTTGGTGGTGAAGCATCCGGACATCAGATGACAACACACTTCAATTCTGTTGCCAACAACCTCCTCCACATGTACGCTTATGTCGTCATTATGCTTGAAAAAGCATTACATGACATGCCAGATTACTTTGAGGAGGATTTTGATCTTGATGGTACTGCTGATGAGTTCTTTGACAAAGTGTTTCGAGACACTCTTGGCGATGACGTGTACTTGAAAGTCAGTACAGATCGTTCGGAATACAATCACACTACAATCAAGAATGTCTTTGCTGGTATGGGCATCAAGTACACCATGGCTGACAAAACGGCCGAAAGTGTTCCTTACATACCCATTGAAGATGTGTCATTTCTCAAACGTAGATTCTGCGATCATGAAGCCTTTCCAGGTATTAAGGTCGCAGCACTTGAGAAAGAAAGCATCTACAAGATGATGTTGTACACAATTCCGTCCAAAGCTGTTTCAGAGGAAGAACAGTTGGCGGCAGCATTCTGCTCGGCGCAAGCCGAAGCATTCTTCCACGGTAGAACCTTTTTCGATGAGATTTCAGAACTCATTGAAAAGGCTCCCAAAACAAACGAGCTTCGTATTCGAATGGAAGAGAATCCTCGACCCTCATGGTTCAAAATGATCAAGAGGTTTATCGAGTCGTCACCGAAGCTTATGGCTCAACAGATCGTGCCAGCGACAGAAATGTCCGAAACGAGTGAAACCAAGCGTAGTTACTGTCATGTCAATGAAATTGAACTGCAAACGTCATGGAGCGTGGACGCTTGGGGATCGACCGCTATGGAGCGTTCCTCCGAAGTCTGTTTTCACAGAGGGGTAAAGCAATCCCCCAAAAAAGTTCATAAGAGCAGGCGTATTAAGGAAGACCCTGACTTCGAAAACGAATTTCTTACTAAGAACATTTTAATGAACACAAACACTGTTTTCGGTCAAGATGCGGAAATGACCCGTACCGAAAAACAGACAGTCATCAACAAGCTCTACCAGAAGAAGCTTCGCAAGGATAAGGTGAAGCGTTGGTTCGGAAAGAGCGACAAGCCTTCTCATCCTAAGGCACAATCTGGGATGGTGGTGGACACTGGTATTGAACCAGCAATGTCTGCCACACAAGATGTTCGTCAGGAGACAACAACGTTTGCGAACGAACCTGTCGGTGAGCATCTTGATATGGGAAGTAAGGCCACACGCACGACAATCAGCATGAATATGCCTCAGGGCATTTCTACTTACTTCGAACGTCCACGTCTCATCAGAACTTTCGAATGGGACGAAAATGCTGGCAATGGGCCAAAGGACACCTTCACGCCTTGGAAAGATTTCTTCACTTCTGCAGAAATGTCGAATAAGTTGCAGGGGTACAGTTTGCTATCGTGCAAACTGCACTTGAAGTTTTTGATCAACGGATCACCGTTTTATTACGGTGCGTTGATGGCAAACTACACCCCCCTCGATGGCCACCGTACTGACACGGCACGTAATGGGAATTTTCTTGGGAACGAACTTGTTCTTGAATCTCAAAAACCCCATGTGTGGTTGAACAACCAAGATTGTTCGCAGGCGGAAATGACACTCCCCTTCCTCTATCCCTACCCGTACGTTGAAGTCACGTCGCAGGCTTTAGAGGATATGGGACGTGTCCGCCTCATTCAATATGTTCCTTTGCTCAGTGCCAATGGTACTTCGAGCTCAGCCGTCACCATTCAAGTTTATGCTTGGGCTGAAGATTTGTATCTTGCTG